TGTACTCAATTGTCATTCCGTTTTCACGATGCGCTACGCGACCGGTATTGTAATCCAATACCGCGCCAGGTAGCGGAGCACCACCAACATCATAAACGGCGGCTTCACGTTCCTCGGAATTATAGAACGGAGAAACAGCGTGATTATCGACAAAATCGTCGGGAACCACATCGCCGTCTTTACCAAAGATGCGCTCATTAATCGTGACCAGATGACCTCGCCCACGCTGACGAAGGTATTGCTTATCCTCCTCGCTAAAGGGCTTATTTTGGTCAATAACGCGACCCATTTTATCTCCTTAAATAATTCCCTTTAAACGAGGTAGCTTCCGGCCTTCTTCTTGTACTGCTCAGGAATGTCGTAAGTACCGGATGCCTTGATCTGCATAATTGCAGCACCACCACGTTGGCGAACGCCGGTACCAAAGGTACGAGCGTAGAAGCCGTCAACGAGCGGATAACGTTGGTAATTACCAGCGATAATACGCAGACCCTGCATTTGCGGATTTGCGTGCTGACGCAGACCCACCGGATTTCCGAGATTGAAGCGACCACCATAGCCAACTCCAAGCAAATAGCCGGGAGGAATATAATCCTCTTCGACAATATTCCAGAAACCGTAAGAACCAATAACGGCCATACCACCGAAAGTGGGAGCCGGTTGGTTGCCCAAAAGTCCCTCGGCATTCGGCAAAATCATAGCCGGTTGCGTGGGGCTAGGAATAAAGTCATATCCTGCCGTCACGCCGTTGTTATTAACAATGCCACGACGGAACTGACGAATTGAATCAGTTTCTGCCTTATTGGCGAGTAGCAAGAAAGCGGTACCAGCTTGCGGCGAATAACCGTGCTCGGCAAGCAGTTCCATCAAATCTTCCAGATCAGAAGAATCAATGACGCTGTTATTGCTGATCAAATAGTGCGTGTGATCCTCGTCAAAGGTGTTGTTCTTAAACCGTGGCGGGGGAACGCCATCGCCATTGTAAAGCGGATAGACGTTGTATGCCTGATTGCGGATATTTGCCCGACGAGTGCGGTTGTCGAAAAGCGCTTCCATAACCTTCTTGAAAACGTTGCGCTTATCGGCCCACAGAATTGCTTCGTGAATTGCCTCAACCTGACGCGCATCAGCATCAGCGAGGAACATCCACGAGAAAGCGTTACGCTTGTCGTAATGCCTAAGATCGTAACCCATCATAAAGGTTTCAATCGGCAAACCGGCACCACGCGCAACGCCAAGTTCGGTCGCTTCCTCAAAGCTGGCCTCACCAATTTGTACCACTGGCTCAACCGGAATATCCACCGGATAAGTCAGAAGCGTAATTAGATCATCCATTGCCTCGTTGTAAATACCAATGCTTTCAGCAAAAGTACCCCAAAGGGCATTAAGGTCAACGCCGTCAGCGGTAACGGTGACAAGATCGCCTTGAGTAAGAATACCCTCTTGGCGAACCGGAGCGGTTCCACCGAAAATGGGAAAAACGGGAGTTCCGTTAATCCACAGTTCCTTGGTTGCCATATTAGGCATTCCCTTCATTTGATCTTTTTCCTAAATCTGATTTCAATTCTGAGTTTACGGTTGTGCGTCGTCAACGTTAACGATCAGTCGCGATCCTTCAACAGTGTGTCCGACATAAACGCCATCAGCACCCTTTGAAGCAGTCACAGAACCATCGGCATGACCGTAGTAATTAACACCGGCTGCGGGATCGTCAGTTGCAGGCGTAACGGTGGTTCCCGTACCAGCGGTAATTTCTACATCATCGGGAGCCGTAACAACAAAGTTAGGCGCAGTTCCCGAAACAGAGAAATCAGCAGCATCAAAACCGTCATCGACTGCGACAATCGCACTCTTAACCGCAGTATTTGCAGCGTTAAATGCAAACGTTGCAGGCTGCCCGTTAACGTTTACAGTCGCGTTGCCAGAACCAACGGTAACCGCAACCGCAACAGAATTGGTAATTGCACTCGGCTCAAAGTTCGTAATTTCGCCGTGCTTACCAACATCTTGCGGATCGCCAGCCTTGTTATTAATTCCACCTTCGAGAAGCTGACCGTGAATGTCAACACCGACAGAAACGATCATCAAACCCTTAATACCGGTTTGACCGGAACCAACAACAATGCCACCATCGCTGTTAATTCCTACGGCCAAAACCTTATTGAAATCAGATTCATCAATGTCATCGGCCAAGTGGCCGCGAAAATTTCCAACGTAGCCGTCGTACTTATCCCAGCGCGGCTTGGTCCTGAGAGCCATTGTGTTTCCTCCGTAACGGGTTGTTCGTGACCTATGTTATCTATAGTCGCTTGTCAAGTCTTGGCGACACGCCGCGTGTTGCTACTTGCGAATACCGCTTCTACCTGCTGCCAGTACCGGGAACCGATCAATAAGCTCTGAGCGCGACTTGGACTTGCCAGCGTTGAGATTCGGGTTGGCTGGCGGGGCACCTGAGCCACGAGGACGCCCCGGCCCACGCTTATCGCCACCGTTGTTTGATTGATCGGCTGCCATATTTTTCACAGCCCATTCGTTTTCTTTTGCGATTCGCTTAAGCTCATTTCCAATGCCCTTGATGTTGGCTTTCTTGTTCTCCAAATCAAGATTGAACTCGTAGCCATTTTCATCAAGCTTGCTCATCACGAAATCAATATCGTGGAACTGAGTATCGGGATCAGAAGTAATTGCAGAAACCAGCGCAACGTATTTAATAACTTCATCCATTGCCGCAATCGTCGCGTGAGCCTTGTTCAAATCTTCGGTCAAAGCTTCTTCGCGACCCATCGCCGCTTTGCGAGTTTCTTCTTCTTTATCAGTAAATCCCTTGAGCTTCTTTTCCAAATCGGCATTTGCAGAAGTGATATTCTCAACTTGCTTCAAAAGACCGGTTATTTGTTCCGGCGTCAAAGCAGCGGGATCAGTGGATTCCCCGCCAGCGGCACTTGTTTTTGAACCGTCAGAATTGGAATCAGAAGTGGGGGTAGTTTCCTTATCCTTATCTGAATCTGACGAGGAACCACTATCGGTGGTTGGGGAAGTACCACCGAAGATCGGGAAAGCCGCCTTAGCGACTTCAAGGGACGGGATCAACATTCCGTCTAGGGGAATTTGAGAATACTTCGTTTGGAACGGCAGCTTCATTGGTTTGCTCTCTGTCCGGTTTTCGCGTTTACGCGGCATCTTTAATCCAATCTCTATACTGCCCCGCTGTCAAGTGATTCAGAAATGTTTCGTAAGATTCCAGCGCAGGCGTAACAAAACAACGGCATTGCGGATGAGGTTTCGCCGGAACTGTAGCTATGGCGAAATTCGTACCCGCGTATCTTTCACATATTTCTTTTATTTGTGTATCGGTATCCTCATGCGTTTTAGACAGGTGCCAAATCATACCTTCAACCCAAGGTCGATCTTCGGCTAAAGAAATGCTAGTAGCATGAAAGGCATTATTTATTTCAGTGCGAGCCAATCGCATAGCAGCATAAGCAGGGCCACCAGGAACATTTGGTTTAATTGCTTTTCTGACTTCTGTAGCAATTTCTTTTGCGCTGGCATTGCGAAGAATTAATCGACTGGCTGTATTTTGTACCCAGCGATTCGCCAAACGCCGGGAGTCATAGACTCTAGCTGATAATGGTCTATCTGTTTTATTGATCCGCGATATTGCATTTGCGACACCAAAGCTCGCTGATTGCTTTTGTCCCGCAATAAAAGCCTTAACAGACGATCCAGTTCCCGAAGCCGCCTCAGAGAACACTGCGGATAAAAATCGTCTATCAGTTTCTGCAAAGGCATCGACAGCGGCAATTGCTGCTCTTGATTGTCCGTCTTTGATAATTGTGAGTTCTTCATCAAAGACTTCTTTGAGAATCTTCGTCAACTCTTTTGTTAAAATCCTTAATTGGGCAGATTTCGCAGAGGCCGAGAACGTCTCTTTTGAAGCCAATGTAAGGGATAGATTGAATGCATCTTCCGCTGCTTGAATAAGAACATCTTTGAGTTCCTTGTCGCTGCGGTTCTGAACCGCTATATATCGACTCAGCCATCTTTTCCTCAAAGTGTCAAAATCGGCGTCATCTAACGGGTTGGGCCTAGTCATTGACTAGGGTCCATTCAGTCACTTCGCCCCTGGTGACCAGGAAATATCGCCAACCAGTCGCAGGATTCGGCCACCCGGCAATGTCACGCGGAGTCGGCCAAGGATAACCGTTGGGGTGAGTGTGATAGATGCCAATAATATGAGTTTGCCTAATCTCATATATCTCGTGTAACGCTTGTTGAACGGTTTCGTCGTTTTCTTCCATATAGAAATTGGAGTGCGGAACCTTGTGTGAATTTTGGACACGGAACAAATCCATTTCAGAATCTATAAAGCCACATCGTTCTAGATAATGTCCCTCTAGTTCTGCAATCAATTCATTAATTGTTATTTGTAAAAGCGGTACTTCTGCATGAAAAATCGGCTCTGCTCGTTTACCATTAGTCGGAATTAAATAATTTGAATGAGCAATATGAGCGGGGTTATTTAAATCAGTTATTGTCATTTCGTCCGGTTCTCCTACACTATCTTCCCCGGCGTGCCCTACGCTTAGGTTTTGGCTTGCTGATCCTTTGTAGCACACGCATCCGCTGGTTGTATTTATT